GTATTTACCTGTTGCGTACTTTGCCATTATGCTCCTGGGTAATATGCTTTAGGTGTGATGTGTGTGCTTGAAGCTGAACCATCCTCTGCCAAAGCTCTTGCTAATTCATCCTCATAAACTAATTTCATAGGTTGAATTAACTGTGGTTGATATTTTTGTGATAGATAATATGCTAATCCTGAAACCATACAAGGCACAAATCTAAACGGCACATCAGTTGCATTTGTATAATCTCCCACATCCTGTATTCTTTTTATAAAAAAGAAATGCATATCTTTAGATGCGTTTGTAGAATCAGGTGTAGGATAGATGTGTATAGTGACCTTATCTATAAACCTTTCTACCCAATATTGATTAGGTGTGCCTTTTGATAATTTGTTTGAGAATCCTGCATATGTGGATCTATCTACTTTAGTCATCGGACTATCAGATTGAGTTGTCTGTGTTCTGTTAGATCTTAACTGTGCCTCAAGGACATCGGATATACCAAACACACTAGCTGGATCTGTAGTTACGGCTGAAGTTCCATCACCACTTGATCTAAAAAAATCATAGTCTGCCTGACCCTCTATAAGATCTAAGTTTGTTGACCCTACTTCCCAATAGTGAATACCTCTATTACCCCATTCTTGAAACAGGATATTAAGAGATCTTCTAGCAGATTTAAGTTGATAACCTGCTACAGAATTTAATCCGATACGTTCAAAAGCATCT